GCAGACCATACTTCAGTATTTACTGAAGGAACTGAACCGATCAACATATCAAGGATTTCGAGGTCGATTTCCATAGCGATGTACTCGCTCATGATTGAAGTTAATTCAGCTTCAGCATCCAAAGATTGGTAAGCATTAAGATCTTGAGCGAACTCAGGAGTCCAAACAGCTTTCAATTTACGTGTTTTAGCAACGATAGCTTCTGATTTCAATTTAACATTGATTTCAGGGATCTTAAAGTTTGCAGTTGAGTTATTACCATTCAAAGTAGTGTTACCATCTTCGAAATCACCACGAGCATCATCTGTAGGTTGTAATTGGTAAGTTACAGTTACGTCTGTAGCAGCATCCCAGTTATCAGCAGGAACGATAAAGTCAATAGTTGTAGCTGTTTCTTTAGTGAACGTTTGAAGGATACCTTCGTTAGTACCAATAGAGGCAGATACGATAAACGCACGAGCACCTAAGAAATCACCATTAGGTAATGCAGTCTTAAGAACTGAAAGTACGTCATAAGCTGTACCAGTAAAAGCAGAAGCTGAGAAAGCTGAATCGTAGTTAAAATCAGCCCATGCATCAGCAGAAGCTGAAGACATTTGAGCGGCAGAAAGTACAGAAGCAGTGTTGTTGATAGAGTAAGAGAATCTACCAGCACCGTAAAGACCTTCTGAACCAGCACCTGATCCTGAAGTCAAACCATACATAGAGCCTGATTCGTATACTCCACCACCAATGCTGAAAGGAGTTTTAGGATCCCCTTCTAAACCACCGTATTGGAAATCTAAGAAGAATACTAGGCCTGAAGGTAAGTTCATCGGTTGAACAGAAACGAATTCCTGAGCAGCGATTTGACCAAATACCTTACGTACCATAGGAAGAGCTACACCAGCCCATTGTTCACCAACACCAGCAGTAAAGCTAGCACCGGCTGTACCTCCACCTGATAAAGAGGTTTCAGTTACTAATTGCTTTGCTTGGTTCTCAAGGATCATTGACATGTTGTTTTTCTCGATCTCATTAAGACCTTCTAACAAACCTGTCTTTTCCCACTTAGAAGCCAATTTAGCAGCATCGCTCTGCAAGTTCTTCCATGAACCAGCAGCGCTTTCTAAAAGAGTGTTTAATTGTGACATTTGTCTAAATTGTTTTTTTGTTTTACATTAATTATTTAATTCCAGCTAATTTTTGCCATCTAGCAACCTGTGAATCAACTTCCATAATAGGTTGTTTAGGGGCAACACCAGCAGGTTTTGAAGCTCTACCTAATGATTCTTTAACGATTTCTTTTTTAGCAGTTACGCTTTCAGAAATTGTTTCAAATACTAGTTTAGCTTCAGCAACTGTTCCAGCTTTATCAAATGCAGCAAGTACTTTTGATTTCTGGTTTTCAGTTAAGTTTTTAGAACGGAAAATTTTGTTTACATAAAGAAGTTTAGCATTCAACAAATTGATTTCGTTAAGTTCTTTTTTCAACTCTTCGATTTCTTTTTTCATTTCGTCTACTTCTTCTTCTTCAGCAACAACTTCTTCTTCATCTTCTTCAGCTTCAGCAATTTCAGTTTCTTCAGAATCCATTTCAATTTCCATGTCTTCTTCTTCACCTTCTTCGCCTTCACCTTCTTCTTCGCCTTCTTCGCCTTCACCAGCTTCTAACTCGCCAGCTTTAACCATGTCGGCAATTACGTCCTCGATGAATTTCTTAAGATCTTCTTCTGACATTTCTTCTAAATCGATTTCTTCGTCTTCGCCTTCTTCAGTTTCAACGTCTTCCTCTTCGGTTTCAGTTTCTTCCTCTTCGGCTTCTTCGATTTCTTCGTTTTCGTTAATGTCTTCAGAAACTTCTTCGTCTTTCTCGAGTTCAGCTAAAAGTTCGTCTAAGTCCATTTCTTCTTCAACTTCCTCAGTTTCACCTTCGGTCATTTCGTCTTCCATTTCTTTAACTTCCTCTTTGCTGTGTTTCATTTCTTCTACTTCGTCGTAGCCCTCTTCTACATCTTCCATCTCTTCAAGCTTTGCAGCGAACATTGACTTCAGTTGTGGAGTAAAAGCTTCTTCCAAAGCAGCCTTAGCATTTGCGATAGCCATTTCTTTAACAGCTTTAGCATCAGCAATTGCTTCTTTAAGCAAATCTCTGTTTGTGCTCATTTTACCTCAAAATTAGTTTGTGGAGTACAGTTATTAGGAACTGTAATTTGAATTTAATTAAGTGAATACTGTATAGGAAAACAGTATAT